ATTATTAAAGTGTTTCAGTGAAAAAAGGAAAGTGTGTGTATTCCGTGATGTATATGATACGCACAAAGAATCAACATTTGATCTGATAAAACAGATATTGGATGATATGTCCCTTTTAGCTGATAATGGGGTAAGGCATCATAAAACAAAAGTGTGTTTTAAAAATTCTCCCCTTGAATTTAAGTTTCCTAATGGAAGCAGGATTATATTCAAGGGTATGGACAGTACAGAGAAACTAAAGTCCTTAAATGGTGTAAGTATTGTATGGATAGAGGAATGCTCTGAAGTAAGCTATGAAGCTTATATGGAAATATTAGGGCGTATAAGGACTCCGAAATCCTCAATGCATTTTATTTTAACCTGTAACCCTGTAGGAAAGTTTAATTGGGTATATCAGAACTTTTTTGAGAGAACAAATGATGATGGAACAGTTACAAAGATCCTGAATGATGAATTGCTGTATCAGAAAAAAGCTTTGGTAAAAAAAGGAGTGTATTACCATCATAGCACATGTGATGATAATCCATTCCTTCCGAAAGAATATATAGCCCGTTTGGATGAACTCAGGACTTATGATCCTAATTTATGGGTTGTAGCCAGGTTAGGTAGATTTGGTTCAACTGGTATGCGTGTATTGCCGCAGTTTGAGGTAATGCAACACAAACTTGTTATGCAGAATGTTGCTGAACTGCCTGAAAAATGGCATAGAATAGGAATGGATTTTGGTTTTGAAACAAGCTATAATGCTGTAGTGAAGGTAGCAGTAGATGATGTGCATAAATGGCTGTATATCTATGATGAATATTATAAAAATAAAATGACAGATGATAGAACAGCAATCGACCTTGTTGAATGGGATGAAGATATAAAAGATGAGCTTATAAAGGCTGATAATGCAGAGCCTAAAAGCATACAGTATTACAGGCAACAGGGTTTCAGAATGCGTCCTTGTAAGAAAATGGCTGATAAAAAGTCTGAAGGAAGCAGAATAGCCAATACAAAGAAGGTTAAAAGGTTTGTAAGAATTATATGTTCTAAAAGATGTACTAATACCATAAGGGAATTGAAGGATCTTACATATAAGAAAAATAAGGATGGTAGTATTAATGCCAGCCAATTTAACATTGATGCTCACACGTTTAACTATTTAGCACTAGGCGTGTATAAATTGTTGGAAAAACGGGAAAACCTGAAATGGCAACCCGAGCGGAAGTATTTAATCGCATAGGTTATTTACACGCACAACGCATAGGGATTGAGGAAACAAAAATATCCCCAAGAGCCAATAAAACTTTAGGAGGGAAATACAATGTATGGAAGAGTTAAAGTAAATACGTTGCCCGGATATGAAAACGTACTTGATATTTATGAAGTTGATAAATATGGTAATGTTTACGGTAATAATGGAATTGAGTTAGTGAAAAAAATAAATACAAGTGGTTATTTACAAGTTGCATTAAAAATACAGGGAGAAAGAAGGTATAAGAATTCTTTTATCCATAGACTTGTTGCTTTAGCTTTTGTAAGTGGATATAGTAGTATTGATAACGAAGTCGATCATAATGATACTAATAAACTGAACAATAATTATCAAAATCTACGTTGGACAACTAGAAAAGGTAATATGTCTAACCCAATTACAAAAATGAAGATGCAGGAAGTATGTGGAAATCCTATAAAATGTTATATATATGATTTTAGGTTGAATTATATAGGGTATTATAGAAGCCTGAAAGATGCAGAGGAAAACTTGAATATAACGATACATAATGTTGATTCAAGAATATCCAGGTATTATATTTTAAGTAAACCAGACTTGAACTTAATTTTGAAAATAAACCGTAAGCATAAATTACAATCTGTTGTTATTACTGATGTTTTCACAAAAGAGAAAAAATATTTCTACTCTAACCGGGAAGCAAGAAGGTTTTTTGATAACCAAGTAAATATAACAGATGCAATACAAAAAAATTGGACAGTTAGAGGAAAATATAAAGTACGCAGTCTTAATTATAAAAAGTTAATAGGTATGCTGGACTTATAGGAACATAAACTATAAGAAGTATGGATAAAAAGCCATACGATAACATTTAAGTAGTGCTATATGGTATGCATTGGATGATTATACGGTAGCAAATGTAAAAGAGAGAAAAATGAACAGCAAGAAAGGGGAATAAGGATGATAAAGATAGGACAGGCATTCTTTCGTACACAGGAAGCAGCAGATTATTACAAATGGCTTGGAAAGCTTTCTGATACACAATTTTGGCGTGAATGGAATAATGTTATGAATAGTTTAAAAAGCACAGACAAGGAGGTTCAGAATAATGGATGTGAAACAGGTTGTTTTGAAGGTTAAAGGGAATTATCCGGGATGGTTTGATGAGGAATGCAGAAAAGGGAAAGTTAAGGTAAATTATGATGATAATGGTGATGTAATAAGTGCAGCTGTACATACACCTGTAAAGATTATTACAGCCCATATAGGGGATTCCATAATAAAAAGTAAGGCAGGATTACATGTAGCTTCTAAGAGCAATGGAAAGAAGGGAAAGAATGTTAAAAAAGCTTTTGGGGGATGAAAAAGAGTACAGTAAGATTTGGATTACCAGATGGCAGAATTTTGTAATGGTTTGGTGCAGTGTATTTTTTGTAGCTGATATAATTTTAAATGGAGCAGAACATTCTGTTGAACTGTGTACAACACTTGTAGTAAGCATAGCTGCTGTTTTTGTTCCTTATCTTGCAAAATCATATTTTGGGAAAAGGAATGAAGAGGAAATAAAACTTGAAAAAGAAGGATTTTGTGATCCTGAAGAAATGGAGGATGATTTAAAATGACAAGTGATATAGTTTTGAAGAGCGATATGGTTTTAAAGGTATCAATGTCAGTAGTGTCCATTGTAGTATTTGTTATAGGTGTTTATGTAATCCCTATGTTAAAAGCAGGAAAATATCAGAAGGAATATGAAGTGTTTATTGACTTTGTTGCTGAAATGGTTAATTCTGCAAATCAGCTGTTTTCCCATGAAGATTGGAAAGCTAAAAAGGAATATGTTTTAAAACTTGTAACTACCTATATGAATGAAAAGACTTCTTTAGGTTTTACTGTAGATCAGATAGATGCATTTATTGAGGGAGTTGTAAGGGAAGTAAAAGCAATGGAGGGAAGGATATGATTAGTCCTGATAAAGTAATAAAAATAGCTTTGGAAGAAGAAGGTTATTTAGAAAAATCAAAAGGAGCTTATTCGCTTAATAAAAACATTATATATGAGAAAACAGCAGGAGCTGGAAGTGATAATTATACTAAGTATGGGAAAGAAATGCATGATATTTCTCCAAAAGTAATGGATTTTCCTGCTGCTTGGTGTGATGCTTTTGTTGATTGGTGTATGATGAAAGCATATGGCATTGAGGATGCACAGAAAGCCCTTTGTGGGCCTTTTGATGATTATACTATAAATTCATCCAATTATTATAAAAAGGCCGATAGATGGACAAATAAAGACCCTGTGCCTGGTTATCAGATATTCTTTAAGAATACAACCAGAATATGCCATACAGGACTTGTATATAAAGTTGATAAGAAATATGTTTATACCATTGAGGGAAATACATCAAATAAGGGATTGTTAATTCCTAATGGTGGTGGTGTATTTAAAAAGAAATATCTTAAGACTTATGCTAATATTGCTGGTTATGGCAGACCTAAGTATGATGTAAGAGCTACATGTGCTTTAGGTGATTATAACACTGACGTTCTGTATTTACAGCAAAGACTTATGTCTATGGGGTATGAACTTCCTAAGTATGGTGCAGATGGAGATTTTGGGGAAGAAACATTTAAAGCTGTTAAACATTTCAGGAATGATAATGGGCTTCCTTCTAGTGGTATATGTGATGCTGATTGTTGGATGAAACTAATGGGAGGTTAATATGTATAGAAGTACAACTCCTACCTTGATACTTAATGTAAAAAATGAAGATTTTGACCTTAATACTATTGATATTTGCCATGTAACTATTGAAAGTGAAAACAAACTTCATAAACTGTGTTATACTGACCCTATTGTTGATGTTGAACGTAAACAAATAAGAATTACTATGACCCAGAATGAAACAGCAATGTTTGATGAGGGAAAAGTTAAAATACAGGTTAAGGCAAAATTGGATAGTGGAGCTGTGATTCCTTCCAAAATGATTCTTACTAATATTAAGGAAATATTAGAGGAGGAGGAATTATGATTAATGGGAATAAAGTTTTAAATCTTGATTTAGAATTTGAGGGCGTATATCCGTTTATTCTTGATTTAGAACTTGAAGGAGTTTACCCATTTAATCTTGATTTAGAACTTGGAACAATTTTAGGGGATGATATGCTTCCTGAATGGGAAGGGCCTTATACAATAATTCCGAAAGTTTTTGAACAAGGATTTAATACAAATAAAAAGAAAATGGTTGATAACCTTGTTGTAACTAAAATACCTTATGTAGAAGTATTAAATCCTGGGGGTGGAAACACGGCTACAATAGGATGATGGGAGGATATATTATGGCTGTTTCAAAAGTTATATTTGGAAATCAGGTTGTTATGGATATTTCACAGGACACTGTGGAAGCAAGTAAATTATTAAGTGGTTATACAGCGCATGGGGCAGATGGAGAAGCTATAACTGGTTCTTGTACATTTGATGCTGATACAAGTGATGCTAATGCTGTTGCTTCAGAGCTTTTAACAGGTAAAACTGCTTATGCAAATGGACGTAAAATAACAGGAAGTATGCCTAATAATGGAGCTGTATCAGGTTATATTGATGATCTGTCAGATCCTTATGTTATTCCTTCTGGCTACCATGATGGTTCAGGAACTGTTGGCGTAGATTCAACAGAAGCTGCAAAAATAATTCCTGGGAATATTAAATCAGGAGTAGAAATTCTTGGAGTTACCGGGACGTATACCGGGGAGGCGATTTCGGCTCAGAGTAAATCCGCAACTCCTTACACTACACCTCAGACCATACTTCCTGATACTGGGTATGATTATTTGTCTCAGGTAACAGTAGCTGCAATATCTTATGTTGAAACTGATAATGCTGGTGGAGGCAAGACTGCTATGATAGGTGCTGTAGCCCCCGTATCGCCCTGATATGGGCTTTGAATAATATAATGGATATAAATATAGGGGGGATGGCTTAGAACGCCTTATATCCCCCTTTAAACGGTTTTAGGAGGTACTATGGGTGTAAGTAAAGTTATTTTAGGAAATCAAACTGTGATGGATATATCAGAGGATAATATAGCTCCTAATAAAATGCTTAGAGGTACTTCAGCTCATAATTCAGCAGGAGAACCTATAGTTGGAACGATTTTAGGACAGGAATGGGAGGATGTAACCGAAGCCGAATATATGGCAGAAGAAGCTACAAGTGACCCTGATGAAGAAACAGGCGTATATGACCCTGAGAAAATGTATTTTATCGAAGATATGGATATGATGGGTTGGGTAGTGACAGATGCCTTGACCGCTACGGCAAATGCTACCACATCCCTGACTTTTGTACATGCTTCTATTCATCCAGATAGCTTTATAAGAATTGCCGCCGAGGATGTAACTACAAGAAACATGCCACAGCAAGGCAACAATAATACACATCCTATTTTTGCCAAAATAGTATATCAGAACGAAGGGTCATGTCAGATTGCTTTCGATTTGCAACCTCATAATACAGATTTTTGGCTGTATATAAACAATTCGGAAGATACAGGAAGTTTTATAGGAACTGGGTATGGAATTAAGCATAGAGGTAAGACTTATGGTGGTATTCCTTTTGTTGATACGCAGTTGAACGATAACAGCAATAATCCTGTCACGAATCATGGAATTGTCCAAGCTTTGAAGAATATCGTAGGCGTGGAGATCGGCCCTGTCACGGTACAGGCACAGGGTACTTCTCTTAGAATTCCTGCAAGCGGTACGAATTCGGCTATACATACCAACAGTGAGATTCATCTGAAAAGCGATAACGGGGCAGGATCATCCAATACCAATGCGCAGTATTACGATACTCCCATTTGGTATATTAGCAAGGCCATTTATGAGGGGTATATCACTTTCGAACTCCCGGCCTTGCCCGTCATCACGGATTTCTACCTGCAAGTGATCAATGATTCGCTATCGTAATACAAACATGAATTTTATTTACTCAAAATATAGAAAGGAAGTGATTAAATGAAGAATGAATGTTTACCAAAGACAGGTGGAACCTTAGAACACGGCTTTTCTAATGTTTCCAAGGAAGTAACATCATCTGCAACTGTTGAGTTTGTAAATTATACCATACCCAAAACAGGGTTAAAAATATTACGTTTTCAGCACTGTCCTATGCAAACATCAACTGCAAGCGATAACTATGTTGTCAATGTAAGACTTAATGGATTGTTAATTTTATCAGATCAAAAGCAAACAAGATGGTATGTATCCCCATTTATTGTTCCGTTTTATGCTAATAAAGGTGATACATTAAAGATAGAATGTTCCGTTATAGGAGCGACAATAAGTAATATGACTTTACAAGCTATTAAAATATATAACATAGATTAATCTTTAACCTAGCTTACAAATCCTATCCTAGGATAAACAACGAAACCAAACAAAATAAAACGAAGTTTTTATATAGAAAGGAAGTGAGGATATGGCGAAAGGATTTTGCGACAGCATGACAGATGATGTGTTTGAAGAAAAATTGGAGGGGGCGCAAACTACAGTTGATGTTTTAGGAGCTTTAAGTGGATTATTTGCTAATCTTAACGCTAGAAACGGTTTTACGATAATTAAGGATGCAGATATTAATGTACAAATTCCAAGAAACGTTACTGCGATTTATGTTTGCACTCCGGGTTGTACTAATTTACCATCTGCGATTAATACTTTTTGGGTTGTGATAATACATTTAAGTCCTATAAATAATTATGCTACCGAAATAGCTTACAGCATAGATCCTGGTCAAGCAGGAATAATATGTGTACGCACAATGGATAGCGTAAACATAAGTAGTTGGAAAACCTTTACAGGAACATGAATTAACTAAATAAAACAAACATTTTCATGAGGAGGAGTTTAACATGAGTAGTAAATTTTTTTTGGAACAGATAGTAGACAAGGAGACTGAGGCTATAGCTCTTTCCGAATACGATTCACAGAATGAGGCTGAGAGGGCTTACCACAAAGTATTCAGCGATAGCCTTCCGGATAAATCTACGACTTTTATACGTGCCAAGGTAATCAATGGACAGGGTGGACAGGCTTCACCTGATCTTAAGGACGTTTGGAAAGTAACGGTACCTACTCCCGAGCCGAATGAAGGAGAGGATCCTGAACCTACCCCGGCAGAACCTACGAAGTATTACTTCACCCAGATAAGATTTTTCGTAGATCAGTCTACTCCAATAAATCGGTCTATGCAGGCTTACGACACAGAAAGAGAGGCTTTGGAGCAGTTTCACAAGATACTTTACAATCTTATGGCTGATCCTACTATTTCCGCAATAACTGTTCTGATCGAGGATAAGGAAGGTAACGAACAGCATAGAAGATATTGGGAAAGGAATAATAATGGATAGTTTTGATATATTATGTTTTAATACATTTATAATTACTTTCGGTATATTCTATACTATAATATTTAGTATATGTATTTATATGTTTATAAAAAAGATAGTTAAATGTATTGGTAGGCATAAATTGTAAATTCAAAGAGGAACTGATATGCTAGAAGAACAAAAAATGGAATTACAGCAAAAAGAAGCTGATAATAACACTGTTAAGGTATATATAAATATTCCTTACTTTCTTTTGGATGATGAAGTATCTTCTACAAGAAGTGGAGAGATACAGAAAGAATTCAGAGAGATTATAGGATATTATGACAAATATCATTATGGTGTTAATTTTCTGACTGAAGGAAGTAATGGTAATTATATTCCTTCTGATTTGCATTACAAAAAAGCTGCAATGCTAATTAATAAAGAGGCCAGGTTTTGTTTTGCACATCCTCCTACTTTTGCTGTAAATAAGGATGATGTTGATACGGTGTACCGGGAAGAAAATGCTATATTACAAAGTTATATGGATGCAGTTTTAGAGAAAACAAATTTCAATGGTAAGATTTTAAAAGCTTTAAAAGATTGTTTTATCGGAAAGCGTATTGCTATTGTTGTAAATTTTTCAAATTGTATTACATTAACCTTTTTAAATTCTTTGGAATTTATTTATGAGACTTCAGGAAAAGGTGAAGATGATAATGAATTAACTAAATTTGTAACATTCTATAAAATGAATGATACAGACAGTTTGACAGAACAACTTTGGTTTAAAAAGAAATACACCAAAGAAAGTGATGGGGTGTATTTAGTTGAGGAAGTGTTTACAGGTTCTGGTGATTTAGTGGAAGAAGTTACTCCAAGGACAAAAATTAAGTTTTCATATATTCCTGCAACTGTTGTTTTAAATGATGGGTTGTTGGGTGATTATAAAGGGGAATCAGAACTTAAGGATCTGGTTGATTATGAGCGTTTCTATAGTAAAATGGCAAATACAGATATGGATGCTGAAAGACGTACTATGAATCCTATCAAATATGCTATTGATGCTACACAGGAAAGCACTAAAAATCTTCCTACAAGTCCTGGCAGTTTTTGGGATATACAATCAGATGATGAAAAATCTGTAGAGCGTAGTGCTAAAGTTGGTACTTTAGAGGCAAACATGAGTTATTCTGTTCCTTTGAAAACTACTTTGCAGAGGATTGAGAATGAAATGTATAATATGGTTGATGTGCCTAATATGACAAGTGACCAGCTCGCAGGAATAATTACGTCAGGTAAGACTATCAGAGCTTTGTATTGGGGCTTAACTGTGCGTGGTGATGAAAAGATGCTTGCTTGGAGTCATGCATTACAGTTTGTGGCACAAACCATTATTGAAGGTGGCAAATTATATCCTGATAGTATTAGAAGTTATACCCATGTAAGTGTGTTACCTGATATACCTTTTAAAGTAAGTGTTGAAAATAACTATCCGCTTCCTGATGATGTTAATGAAGAAAAGACAATGGATATAGCTGAAGTAGAATCTAAGGTAATGTCCAGGAAATCTTATCTAAAGAAGTGGAGGGGGCTTAATGATAATGAGGCAGATGAGGAACTTCGCCAGATTAAGTACGAAAATGAGCTTTTAGATGATAGTTATTTAGCTACCATGTATAATTCTGAAGAAAATGGCGTGGAAGTAAGCTATGAAGATCCTACAAAAGGATCTCCACCTTTAGGTAATGATAAACATAATATTTAAGGTGTAGAAAATGTCAAAGAAGGTTAAAAATCCTTTTGAGTATGCAGAGGGCCGAAAGGTTGAAATACTGAGGAGGCAGCGCAAAGAAATCAAGGATATATACAGAAATGCTTTGCAAGATATAGAATATAAGTATGGGCGTTTAGAAGGAAAAACGTCTATATATGCAGAGAATAAAAAACTGTTCCTTGATGATCTTAGACGTGAGTATGAACGTCAAATAGAGGCTATTGGAAGGAACACAGAAACAGTTGTTCTTCATAACATGCGAGAAATGGCTGACGCTGTTCTCCAAAGTAATCAAATATTTTTAAATGGAGTGGGTTACAGGGAGTACATTAATAATCCTGCCATAAGATCTGATGTAATCAATAGAATTGCTACAGGACAGATATATGGAGAAAAATGGAGTTTAAGTTCTGCGATTTGGGGAAATGATAAAAGTACCATGAATGAAATCAATAAAATCATAGCTAAAGGTGTTGCAGAGGGACAGAGTTTGTTTAAGATATCCAAGCAGCTTGAAAGGTATGTAAATCCTGATAAACTGAATTTAAAATCTATGCCTGGGGTTAGGACAAAAGTTGATTATAATGCACAACGATTAGCAAGAACTATGGTGCAACATGCTTATCAGGAATCCTTTGTTGAGGCTACCCTTTATAACCCGTTTATAGAGGCATATAGGTGGGTTACAAGCGGAGGGCATAATGTATGCGAGTTATGCAATGCAAGGGCTTCTGAGGACAAATACGGGCTTGGAGAGGGTATATTTCCGAAGGATCAGTTGCCTTTGGATCATCCGAATGGACAGTGTACCTTTGAGCCTGTATTTACTATGTCTGAGCAGGAAATATCTGATACTATAGCTGATTGGTATGTAGGTGAGTGTGATCCTGTTATGGATCAAAAAATCATTGACTTTGCAAACTACCTTTTCTTCGGAGAACCTTGACAATTCAGCGTTTCCGAGGTATAATACTATGGTGATAACCTGTTATAGGAAAGTTACCAAAACTTTAATAATTTGGATTGATAAAAAGGAGAAAATATGAAAAACGTAAAATTATTTCCATTGAACCTACAGTTTTTTGCTTCAGATGATGGAGCAGATAATAATGTGGATAATGGACAGAATGAAAGCCAGAGCAATACAAATGGCAGCACAGGCAATACAGATGGTAAAGAAGATGAAAAGACTTTTACCCAGGATCAGGTTAATAGCATGATGGCTAGGGAGAAAAATGAGGGTAAAAGGTCTGTTTTAAAATCGCTGGGTTTCAGTAATGAGGAAGAAGCAAAGAAAGCAATTACTCTGTTTAATGCTATGATGGATTCTCAGAAAACGGCAGAAGAAAAATTAGACGAAGAATTGTCTAAAAAGGATCAGGAGTTATCTGAGTATAAAAATAGAGCATTTGAAGCAGAAAATAAGCTTTTATGTTTAGAAAATGGTGTAAACAAAGATTCAGTTGATGATGTTTTAGCTATAGCTAAATGTAAAGTTACTGATTCCAAGAATTTATCTAAAGTGTTGTCTGAAATGAAGAAAGACAGTAAGTATAGTTCATTTTTTACTAGTGCCGAAAACAACGGCACAGGGAATGATCCGGGCCATAGTGGAAGTTCTTTTGTAGGCAAAGGTGAATATGGTAAAGGGCTTGCTGAGAGAGTGATGGGGAATGCCCCTAAAAGAGAGAAGAGTAATTATTTTTAAGGAGGATTAGAGAGAATGTTAAATCAGACTGAGGTTAGAAAAGTGTCTGCTACTACAAGGAAGATTATTCTTGTAGATGAGAAGAACAGTACCGCTGTTTCTTGCAAGGTTGCTAATACTGGTATATCAGCAGATTCTAATGGTAAGAAGATTGCAAAGGCAGGAACCCCGTTAGCTGGGGATCTTACTGCAAGGAGTACAGCTTTTACAGTTGCTGGGCAGAATACTCCTACTTGTGTTCTGTTGCATGATGTTGATGTAACTGAAGGTACTAAGAATGCACAGGCAGTTATTTTTGGTACTATTGATCTGTCAAAGCTTGAAAGTGATGTGCAGTCTTTGATTACGTCACAGGTTAAGAGTTCTCTGAAGATGGTACAGTTTATTAAATAAATGAGGAGGGTGTAAAAGTGAGTATATTCGATTTAGTTACTTCTGATAATATCGTAGCTTATTGGATTAGTAAGGCTGCGGAAACAGAAAATCTGTTGGGTGATGAATTATGGCCTGAACAGCAGAAGCTTGGCTTGGATCTTAAGTGGATTAAGGGTTCTCAGGGGCTTCCTGTAGTGCTTATGCCTAGTGCTTATGATGTTGCTGCTCTTAAGATTGATCGTATTGGCTTTGATAAGATTGCTACTGAAATGCCGTTCTTCAAAAACAGTGTTGGCATTGATGAAGAATTAAGACAGCAGCTTAATATGGTTTTAGAGACAGGCAACCAGGCTTATATTGATTCTATTATGAATCGTGTATTTGATGATGAAATCAGGCTTATTAGAGCTGCTAGAGCGCAGAGAGAGCGTATGAGGATGTCTCTTCTGACTACTGGTATTATTTCAATTTCTGCTAATGGTCAGGATTATTATTATGACTATGGTATGGATGCAAGCCACAAGGTTACTGTTCAAACTGCTTGGTCAAATCCTGCGGCTGATATTGTTACAGATATTAGAGATTGGCAGGATCTGATTGAGGAAGATACAGGTGTTCGTCCTACAAGGGCTGTATGCTCCAAAAAGACGTTTGATTACTTCATGAATAATAACATTATTAAGAATGCAATTTGGGGAAATGCTTCTACGGCTCCTGTATTGCGTGGACAGGTTACTACATACATCAACAATGCTCTTAATCTTTCTATTGCTGTGTATGGTAAGAAGTTTATTGATGAAACTGGTACGAAGAAGCAGTATGTACCTGATGATACATTTGTTCTTATTCCTGAAGGAACACTTGGAACAGGTTGGTTTGGTACTACTCCTGAACAGTCAGACCTTATGAGTGGTACGGCTGCAAATGTATCTATGGTTGATCTGGGTGTAGCAGTTACTACTTCTAAGAAGGTTGACCCTGTAAATGTAGACACTAAGGTTTCTATGATTTACCTTCCTTCTTATGAGAGCATTGATAATGTGCTTATTGCAGATTTAACACCGTAAGGAGGCTGGAATGGTTAAAATAGCGAAGGATGGCGTTATAAATATCGTCCCTATGTCTGCTTTTAATAACTATTTTAAGTCTTTTGGATGGGAGATTGTGGGGGAGAATTATACTCCCCCTATCCCCGTTATAGAGGAAAAGCCAGCAGAACTTGTTGATAAGGTGGAAGAAGCAGAACAGGATGAATGGGACGAAGTTCTTGATGAGCTTAAGGATGAGGAGGTTGAAAAGCCTTTGTCTGAAATGAACAAAGAAGAACTTCTTGCCAAAGCTCAAAGTATGGGTATTGATATATCAAAAGCAAATACAAATAAGCAGTTAAGGGAAGTCATTAAATCCTATATGTAAGGAGGATTGTATGACACAGATAGATGAATTAAAAGTAATATTAAGAGAAAAAGATTGTCCGTTTTTTACGCCTGAAGAGTTAGTGTTTTACTTGAATAAAAATGATGGGGATATTAAGAAAACAGCTTATGAGTGTTTAATTCTTAAATCTGAGAATACTACGCTTAATATCTCTGGATTTGAAACAGGAGATACATCAAAATATTTCAGGCGTTTGGCACAAAAATACAGAACATATAATACAGGGATTATAGGTGGGTAAATGGAGGCATCATTATATCTTAGAAATAAATTGCACAGACACATAGAATGGAATGGACAGCCACTTATTTTTTATAGGTACTCCAAAAATGAATATGAAGAGCTTACAAATGAAATAGAAGAGGAATTCCATTTCAAAGGTTTGTTCCATGATGGTGGTGGTTATGGTGGTATGCTTAATTTTGAGCTATTTGAAAGGGATGGAGCAAGAACCATAACGAAAATGAAACCTATGATTTTGTGTAAGTATGAGGATGGAAAAGATATAGTTATTGATGATGTAGTTTATATGGCTGGTATAAAGTATAGGATGGTAGAGAAAAATAACGTTAAGAACCTGAATATAGCTTTTGAGTTGAGTTTGGAGAAGGATGATGGCGATTGATACTAGTAAACTTAATCTGGATGATAGCACACAAAACTGGAATAACGGTTTAGTGTATGTTAATGTATCGGATGTAGTATCTGGGCTTTATCGTTTTGCTAATTTTACAAGGGCTGCTGCTATAAAAGCTGCACAGGAATTTGCTGAAGAGATTGTACCGATTATGCAAGAAAATGCTCCATGGAATGATCGTACAGGTGATGCAAGGCATGAGCTTCATGCAGAGTACGTTGAAGAGGGTGCAAAAGGAAATAATCTTGAAGTAGGTGTGGCTTTATGCCATGGTGTATCTTACGGCGTATTCCTTGAATATAATGGTATATACACACCATCTTATTTGTCCAGACAAAGGCCCATTTTAGTTCCTACTATGGAATCGGAAGAAGCCAAAGGTTTACTTTATAAGCTTCAGGAACAGTTTAGTAAAATTTCAAGGGTGTAGCTGATGGATGATAAAAATATATGGCAGAGGATATATACTGTCCTTCGTGAGAATGGAATAGAGGTTTATCCCCCGGCTACAAAAGTCGGTCAATGTAAACGCCCTTATGTTATGTTTAAAAAAGGTGGTTCTACTAGGGTAAAGGATTATTCTTCCAGGAGAGACTTCTATAATTTCTTCCTTTATGTTCCCAGGGAACAATATGATATGCTATCTGATTATGAGGCACAAGTTAAATCAATTTTGGACAGTCCCCCTTTGTATCCTATGATTATGCCAACAGGTAAGACAGAAAATGATTACTATGATGATAACTACAATGCACATTTAAGAATTATTCAGTATTATAATAACGTTAGAGATCAACATTTATAGGAGGTTGAAATGGCTGTAAAGAAAGGCAATGAAATAGCTACTATTGATGTAGTATTGGTTTCTATCCAGACCTATGATGTAGGTGCTGATGAGATCATTCTTGACACA